GGCCAGACCGGCGGCGCGCGCCCAACAGCAACACAGAAAGCATACCGATGAGCAAAGAACAAGTATCGGCGCCGGTGGCGCTCGCCCTGACGATGGCCGAGGCCAAGCAGGCGCTGCGCATCGAGGAAGATGACACGTCGCTGGACGTCACGATCGGCATCTGGATCAAGGGCATCACGGTCGAGGCGGAGACGCAGACCCATCGCGCCTTCGTCAACCGCAGCATGCGCGTCACGCTCGACGCTTTCCCGGATGCCATCCAGCTGAGCGCGCCGACGTTTAGCGTCGAGGCGGTGCGCTACCTGGATCCAGACGGCGCCGAGCAAACACTGGACCCGGCCGACTACTACGTCGACAAGGTCACGAAGCCGGGCTACATCGTGCCGGCGCGCGGCAGGGCCTGGCCGGCGACGGAGGCGCACGTGAACGCTGTCACCGTCGACTACACGGCGGGCTATGGCCCGACAGCCGCGACTGTCCCAGATGAGGTCCGAACCTACATCCTGGCGAAATTGCAGGTGCAGTTCGAAACCGCCGTCGGCGGCGGCTCGCCGGTGGGCAAGCCCTTCAACGTCGAGTATCTGGACCGCCTGCTCGATAGCCTGTGGGTGCCGGCCCTATGACGATCGCATTCCGACTGAACAAGCGCGTGACGCTGCAGCAGCTAGTGAAGGGCAAGACGCCCAAAGGTGCGCCAACCGAGGTCTGGGACAACGTCATCAAGACGGGCGACGGCAAGATCTGGGCTGGCGTCCGCGACCTGACGGGTCGCCAGTACGTCGCTGCCGGCGGCACTCAGAACGCCGTCCAGACCGAGATCGAAATCCGGTACCGCGCCGGTGTCCTCCCAGCAATGCGTATCGTGCACGGCGCCGACATCTACGACATCGAGGCGGTGCTGGACCAGCAGGGCAGGGCGCTCAAGCTGATGTGTTCGAAAGGAGCCAACCGTGGCTGATTCCAGGAACATCACCGGCGGCAAGGAGCTGGCGAAGGCGCTGCGGGACCTGGGCCCGCGCGTCGGCCGCAAGCACCTGCGCGCCGCGACGTCCAAGGGCGCGGCCGTCATCAAGAAGAAAGCGCGCGAGTTGGCCCCGGTCGACACCGGCGAGATGCGTAAGGACATCCAGCAAAAACGCGAGAAAACAGCAGGCGACCACATTGCCAGCTACTCGGTGTACACGCGCAGCGGCAAGCGCTCGCGCCTTTCCGGCAAGGCGCGCAACGTGGACAAAGACTCGTTCTACTGGAAGTTCGTGGAGTTCGGCACGGCTAAGATGGAGGCGCAACCCTTCATGGAGCCGGCATACCAGAGTGAGAAGGAGAACGCGGTCGACGAGATCGGCGGCGAACTCGACAAGCGCATCCAGAAAGAGGCGGCTGACCTGGCGAGGGGCCAATGAATATTCTCGAGGAATTCCTCTCCCTGGTCGACCCGATCATGGATGGCCAGGCGTATCGCAACGTGATTCCTGACGACACCCCGGCGCCCTACGCGAAGTTCTTCCGCGTCATGGCAGTCGAGGGCGTAACGCTCGATGAGAACGGCGGCAACGACAACGAGACCGCCACCCGGATCCAACTCGACATCTTTGGCGAATCCACGGATGTCGACACGAAAACGAAAGCGATCAAGAGGGCGCTCAAGGCCTGGTCTATCAGCAACATCGTCGAGCTCGAGCTGGATGGCTTCGACTCGGAAGTAAAGTTGCACCGCACAATTTTGCGCATCGCCACCATTCACCAGTAACCCGCTTCACCCATCCAAGCCCGCCCGCGACAGCGGGTTTTTTTACGTCCAAGAGGATCAAACTATGTCCGGAATTTCCGCACAAGGCAGCACGCTGCACATCGCCACCGGCACCGGCGGCGCGAAGAACGTCACCGGCATCGCGCCCGGCTTCCCGACCATCGTGACCAGTGCCGCGCACGGCTTCAAGAATGGCGACGTCGTCAGCTTCGCCAGCGTGACCGGCACGATCGCGACGTCGATCAACGGCACCACTCGCGTCGTGTCGAACGTAACCACCAACACCTACGCGCTCGACGACCTGGACAGCACCGGCCTGGCCTATACCTCGGGCGGCGCCGCCACCCCGCAGACCTACACCAAGGTCAACGGCCTGTTGTCCTTCGACGGCTTCGACGGTTCGGCCGACGAGCTCGACACCACCGACCTGGACTCGACCGCGAAGGAATTCGTGTCGGGCATCAAGGACGAGGGCAAGTTCGGCTTCGAGATGAAGACCCTGAAGACCGACAACGGACAGATCGCCCTGCGCGCAGCCCGCACCAACGGCAACATCGTCGGCCTCAAGCTGACCCTGCCGGACGGTAGCGTGGCTTCGTTCAGCACCCTGGTGAAAACGATCCCGACCAGCGGCGGCGTCAACGCCGTGCTGAAGGGCAAGGTCGACTGCAAGATTTCCGGTCCTGTGACCTGGGCATAAGGAGGACACATGAAACTGCTGAATAAAGCCGCGATCCTCGGCGTCGAGGACCTGAAGCACGAAGACGTGCCAGTGCCGGCCTGGGGCGGCACGATCCGCCTGCGCACCATGACCGGCGCCGAGCGCGACGAGTTCCGCGCCGCTGCGGCCGCCGGCGAGGGCGGCGTGCCGATGGGCAAGTTCTCCGCGATCCTGCTGGCGGCAACCGCTGTCGACGAAAGTGGTGCGCGCATGTTCACGCTCGATGACGTGGAAGCGCTGGGCGAGAAAAGTGCAGAAGCGTTGGACACGGTGGTTGCTGTGGCCATGCGCCTCAACGGCCTGGGCGGCGCCGCAGTCTCGGATGCGGAAAAAAACTCCGCGAGCACCCAGAGCGACGATTCTGGTTCCGCCTCGCGCTCGCCCTCGGAAAAACAGTAAGGCAGCTGCAGGCCGAGATCGACTCGGCCGAATTCACCGAATGGATGGCGTTCTACCAGATCGAGCCTTTCGGTGACCTGGTGGCTGATGAGCGGCATGGTTCGGCGGCCGCGCTGCTGGCGAACCTGAACCGTGATTCGAAGATCCGGCCCGAGCCGTACAAGCCGGAGGACTTCATCCACTGGCGCGCCACCGGCCAGGTGGAGGAAGAGGCCGAGCCCACGCTGCTCGACGATCCTGTCGCGCAATCCAACCTGATCCGAGCAGCAATGTTTGGCCTACCCCCGCGATAGGGCAGGCAATTTTTTTGGGAGTATTCGATGGCAGATTTGGGCCGGCTGGTCGTCAACCTGGAGGCCAACATCGCCCGCTTCACGGCGGACATGAGCCGCGCCTCGGATGCGACCGAAAAAGCGATGGAGCGCATGAACGCCGCTGCCGACAAGGTCAAGACCGTGCTCGGGTTCATTGGCGTGGCGCTGACGTTCGATGCACTCGTCGGCGAGGTCAATCGGGCAGTCGACGGCCTGGCGCGGCTGGACGACATGATCCAGAAGACTGGCGCGTCCGCCGAGATGCTGTCGAAGCTCGGGAAGGTTGCGGACTTCACGGGCACTGACATTGGCACAGTCGACGGCATGATCGTCAAGCTGGCCAAGAACATGACGACCGCCGACGAGAAGGGCAGCAAGTTCGCGAAAGCGATGTCGGCGCTGGGACTCTCGATTGACGGTATCGAGAAGCGGGATCCGGCGCAGCAGTTTGTGGATATCGCGAACGCCCTTCAGGACTACGAAGACGGCGCTGGAAAAGCCGCGATCATGACCGACTTGATCAACAAGTCAGCGGCCGAGATGTTGCCGTACATGAACGACGTTGCCGAAAGCCTCAACGATTTCACCGGAGAAACGGCTGAGGCAGCCGCAGCGGCGGCGAAGTACCAGGACGACCTTGGTCGCATGAAGGTCAAGTACGACGAGGTGGCCACTTCCATCGTGAAAGATGCACTGCCGGCGATGACCGACTTCGTTGGTGGAATCTCCGACGGGATCAAAGAATCGCGCACCCTGACAGGGGTGTCCATCGATAGTTGGGCCGACGATACCGCTGTCGGTCTCGCCCGGGTTGTGGACGTCGCGGTGCTTTTGCCTCGCATCCTTTCGACCATCGGCGGCAGCTTCAAGGCCGTCGGTGCCGATATCGTCTTCATGGCCACAGCTGCAGTAAATGCAAATCCGCAGGCCATCGCTCGCAGCCTGGCGAAAGGCATCAACCCGATCGATACCATTCGGGACGCTCTCGAAGAGCGAAACGCCGTGGTCGACGAATCGAACAGGAAGCTGGACGATTTGTGGAACAAGCCGGCTAATAGCTTCGAGCAGGCGGTCATAAAACGGACCAATGCACGGCGTGAGCTGGAGGCGGCGGCCGGCGCCGATGCGATGGCGGGCTTAGTACCAGGCGCCGGACCTTCGCCCGAGAAAAGAAAGACGCTGAGGTACGGCGGTGATGATGATGGCAGTGCAGCCAAGTCAGCGCTGCAGGCGCAGATCGCCGACATCGACCGGGCCTACAAGCAGGAGCAAGACCAGCTGGCGCGTCACGAACGCAGCATGGGTGAACTCCGCGCCCAGGGTCTGATCGGGTTCGAGTACTACAACGAGGCCCGGCTGACCGCTATCGACGAAGCCCGCGACGCGGCGGTGCGCGCCTACGACGCAGAGATCAGCGCGCTGGAAGGCGCGCGCGCGAAAGCGAAGGACGCAGACGCCCGCGACGCGATTGACCTGCAGATCAAGGACAAGAGCGCCGCGAAGGAGAAAGCCCTTCGCGATGCGCAGGCGGCCCGCACTCAGGAGCTGCTCGAGCAGGGCGCCGCACAGTCCGATCTCAATCGCGAGATGGAGGCGTGGAACCGGCAGCAGGACCAGACCATCAGTCAAATGCAGTTCAGCAATGACCTGTTCGGCAAGTCGGCCTTGGAGGTGGAGAAGCTGACCAACGCGCGGCGCGCCCAGCTGGACGTCGAGGAGAAGATCCGGCGTGCCCAGCAGCAGGGCGCCATCTCGCAAGAGACCATCGACCGCATCCGGAAGGAGGCGAAGGACAAGGCCGATGCAGCGAACAACGCCGCAACCAAAGGCGTCGGCATGGGGATTATTCAGTCGCTCGAAACGCCGATGGAGTCGGAGAATCGGGAGCACGCCAACAGACTCAAGGACCTCCAGGCTTACCGCGAGAAGGAGCTGGAAGACACGGTCGCCGCCAACCAGGCGCTGGAGCGTGAAAACCAGCGTCACGAGCAGGTGATGTTGGAGATGCGCACGCAGGCCAGTATGACGAACCTGCGGATAGTTGGCGACTCTGCATCCCAGCTGTACGACGTTCTCCAGCAGGCAGGCATGGAGCAGACCGCGCTCGGCAAGGCGCTATTCATTGCCAATAAAGCCCTCGCCGTTGCCGAGATCATCATGAATACCGAGGTGGCAGCATCTGCCGCTTTGAAGATTCCGGTGATTGGCATGGGTCTGGCGGCCGCCGTCCGGGTAATGGGCTACGCCAGCGCCGGCGTTGTGATCGGCACCACTATCGCTTCGGCCGAAGGGGGCTACGACATCCCGTCCGGGGTGAACCCGGTGACCCAGCTGCACGAGAAGGAAATGGTGCTGCCGAAAGCGCAGGCCGAGGTGATCCGCGGCCTGGCAACAAATGGCGGCGCCGGCGGGCGGGGCGCGCCCAGCATTACCTACTCGCCGAACTTCAACATCGACGCCCGCAGCGATCGGGAGCAAATCCGGAAGGATATGCAGGTGGTGGCCCAGCAGGCGAATGCCGACCTGGTCGACCGGTTGCAGCGAGCAGGGAGGATTTAATGGCAGTAATAAACGTTCCGACCGGATTCTCGGTCGCAGCCCAGGTCTGGGAGCAGCAGCGCATGGACGTCGAGTTCCGCTCGATGTTCGGCGCCCAGGCGCTGGAGGGCAGCGCGCCGGCGTGGTCGACCACGATCACGTCGAGCCTGAAGCGGCCCGAGCTGTGGCAGGCGCTGATGCTGCAGCTGCGCGGCCGCACCAACCAGCTGGCTTTGTGGAATCACGGTCGGCCGGAACCGAAGGGCACCATGCGCGGCACGATGACAGCGGCAGCAGCGGCCCAGGGCGCAACGACGATGACCGTCACGGCATCAGGGCAGGCCGGCCGCACGCTTCTGGCCGGCGATTACCTGGGCGTCGGCTCGGGCCTTACGCAGCAGGTGGTGATGATCACCGCCGACGCCGTCGCAAACGCCTCGGGCGTCATCGCTGTCAGCTTCGAGCCGGGCCTGCGCAATGCGCTGTCGGCCGGCGCTGCTGTGACTTGGAATCGGCCGAAGGCGCTGTTCCGGCGTGCCGACTCGAAGGCCGGGTGGGAGCATCAGCCCGGCGGCATCGTCAAGCCGATGACCCTCAGCTTCCTGGAAGACTGGCGCCCGTAACCAGCCCCGCTCAAACCAAAGCCCCTTTCGAGGGGCTTTTTCTTTTTCTGACAGGACCCGATGACTACTGCAGCACAGAACGCGGAGCTGGCCAAGCCGGTCACGCGCGTCGTCTATTTCGTCGAATTCCAGTTCGCGTCCGGAACCTCGCGTCTGTCGACGGCCAACATCCCCATCAGCTGGGGCGGCTTTGAGTGGGTCGGAATGGGCACGCTCGGCGGCATCGGCGCCGTCGAGGAATCGGACGGGCTGGAATCGAAGCCCCTGAACTTCACCATCAATTCCGCCCAGCCGGCCTGGCTCGCGCTCGCGGTCGGCGACGTCGAGGAGTACCGGGGGCGCCCGGCCAAGATGTACATGTGCCCGCTGAACGAGGCATTCCAGATGGTCGGGACTCCAGAGAAATGCTGGGCGGGCGTCATGGACACGCTCAGCGTTGGGGTGAACGACGACTCCGGGAGCATCACCCTACGGTGCGAGACCAGCGCCTACGGGCTGAAGCGTCGGCCATCGTTCCGGCTGAACGCCGCGCAGCAGAAGAAAAAGTACCCGACCGATACCGGCCTGGACTACCTCAACGGTCTCATCAGCGACCCGGCCGTATGGCTGTCGAAGAAATTCCAGCAGCAATGAAACTCGCCGACTACATCACCGGCCACCTGGGCCGGGCCTTCAAGTGGGGCGAGCACGACTGCGTCCTGTTTGCGGTGGGCTGGCTGGAGATCGCCACCGGCCGCGACTACCTGACCCAGTACCAACCCTGGTCGAGCGCGTTCGAGGCGGCGCGCAAGGTCGCCAACCTCGGCGGCCTGGATGCGCTGTTCGATGCCGAGCTCACGCAGATCAATCCGCACTTCGCCGCCGACGGCGACCTCGCGATCATCCGCGGGACTGCCTTCGTCTTCAGCGGCCCGCACGTCGTCTCGGTCGGCGAGGAAGGGCTGGTGTTCCTCGATCGGCTCGAAGCGCAGTACGCATGGAGCCACGCTCCGGAGAATAAAGGAACCCCCGAATGCCACCAGTAGTTGCCGCTGTTGCAGCATGGGTCGCTGCCTACGCCTATGTCGCGGCTGCCATCGCGGTCGTCGCCATCAGCGCCGGCACGGCCATCTACGGCTCCGCCCAAGCGCGCAAGGCTGAGCGCAATGCCCGTGACGCCATGAACGCTGCCATGAAAGACCGCATGGTCACGCGCATAGCCACCGAGGCCCCGCACCGCTACATCTACGGCCGCGCCAAGGTCGGCGCCGACATCGTGGCCATGTTCACCAGCGGCGACAGGGACCAGTTCCGCCACCTGGTATGTGTACACGCCGCGCACGAGTGCGACGCCATCGAGGAAATGTGGGTCAACAACGTGCGCGTGGAAGGGATCGATGAGTGGGGCGATCCGACGACTGGCCGGTTCGCGCGGGACCCGAACATCGAGATCTTCGAGGAGGAGCACGTCGGGCCCACATTCACGTTGGGCCATCAGGCGCGCAACGCATCGATCTGGGTATTCTCCGGCACCGGTGCAAACATGCATCGCGTGGCGATCACAAAGATCAGCGGCCGGACTGTAACGATTGAGGTTTCGGGCCCTGTCATTGTCTCGTATGAAAGCCCGGTTTCGAGAAAATTCAGCGACCTGATGAGCAACATCGCGCCGGAGAAGACCCCGGTTGTTCGCGTGTTGAGGCATCTCGGTGGCGCGGACGACGGCGTCGACGCATACCTGCACTCGGTGATGGGCGGCCGCTGGCCGGAGACGGCCGTGCTGCGCGGAATGTGCTACACCGTCGTCACGCTCGACCTGAACCATTCTGAATTCCAGGGCGGCCTGGTCCCGATCCATGCGGTGATCCGCGGGCGTAAGCTCTACGATCCGCGCGACGGACAAACACGGTGGTCGCAGAATCCGGCGCTGGCGATCATGGACTACCTCACCTCGCCGCTGTGCGATGTGCCGATGTCGGACCTGCCGCTGGCCCAGTTCATCACCGCAGCGAACGTCTGCGACGAGGCAGCGCCGAACATCGGTGCTCGCTACACCATCAACGGCACGGTCTCGTCCGACCAGGATCAGAAGGGCGTTCTCGAATCGATGGCGCAGTGCATGGCTGGCGGCCTGGTCGCCACCACCTGGGACGTCTACGCCGGCAAGTACATCGCGCCGGTGGCGGCGCTGACGCAGGCGGATATCGTCGGCAGTCTGTCCATCAATCCGGGCGTGTCGGATGCCAGCGTGTACAACGGCGTCAAGGGCCAGTACATCGGTCCGGAAAACAAGTTCGTCCAGACCGACTTCACGCCGTACCAGAACGCCGCCTACCGCGAGGCCGACGGTCGCGACCTGTACACGAACATCGATTTCCCGTTCACCGAGTCGCTGCAGCGCGTCACCAACCTGGCGCGCGTGTTCACCGAAGACCAGCGCAATGGCTTCACGATCAAGGCCGAGTTCAGCCTGAAGGCCTGGCCGCTGAAGGTGGGGCAGCGCATCACCTACACGAGCTCGTTCATCGGGCAGACGAACAAGGTCTACCGGATCACGGACAAGAGCTACGCGCCGAACTCGGCCGTGCAGCTGACGCTCAAGGAGGACGACGCGAGCATCTGGGACTACGCCGATGCCGTCGTATTGGACAGCACCCCGAACACCGACCTGCCCGATCCTTGGCAGATTGATGAGCTGGATTCACTCGAGTGCACCTCGGGCGAGTCGACGCTACTGCGCCAGGCTGACGGCTCGACCGTGCCGCGCATCCTCGCGTCCTGGCCGGCGACCATGCAGCAGGGCGGCGTGCAGGTTGAGGTGGAGTGGCGCGCAGTGTCGTCGCCGACTTGGGAGCGCACGACCGTGTCGGCCGCCGAGACCGGGGCTTACCTGTCGCCGATCACGCCCGGCTTCTACTACGTTGTGCGTGCGCGGTGCGTGAACCCCTACATGAACACGCGCTCGAACTGGGTAACCACGGTCTACCAGGTGGAGGTCTTCACTGCGCTGCCGACGGTCTATAAGTGGTCGAGCACGAAGCCGGCGGCGCCGATCGGATCTGCCACCATTACCTGGAGCAGCGGGGCGTTCGGCAGCGCGCCGGCCGGCTGGAGTATTCCAATTCCACCTGCCCCCGCAGGTGGCGGCGTCTCCCTGTGGGCGGCGACGGTGCCGGTGTCGGACATCAAGGAGGCGACAACATCGTTCGACTGGGCGCAAGCCGAGGTGACCCTTCGAGACCCGAACGTGGCCTATGGGAACGTGGCCGGCAAGCCCGATGTGTACCGCATCGTCACCTCGGGCGGGGCCAACACCGCGCCCTTGCTGTCGCCGCAGGGGCTGTACATCAATTCGGTGCATTCCACGGGCACGCGGCGCAGCTATGTTTTTGTCGCGATTCGCCGGAGCGATCATGTCATCGTGCATTCGAAGAACTATGACGTCTACGGTAACGGCGTGGACTCCGAGGGGCGCAATGCAGCCAGCCTGGCCGGGGACCTGAATTACTTCGCCAACCAGCCGGGCGGGTTCATCATCGTGGTCTTCTCGGGCGACGAGCCCTACGGCCTGCGGATGACGGGAGGACTGCCCGAAGCGCTTTACCGTAACGGGGCTTCCCGCGCCGTGTTCGGCTCGCCACAGTTCCAGTACCGGGCAGCCTATGCGCTGGTCGGTATTTCAGGGTGTGGGGAGGGCAACGGCGCCGAGGCGTACCAAGGCGTCATTCCCGACGACCCGGCCTCTTGGATCGATGTGACGTTCCAGCTCTACCAGGGCCAGATCCTGGGCGTGACGTCGAACTACAAGCCGAAGACCCTGAAGGACTACAACTACACCGGCGACATGAATGCCACCGCCGGCGCGCCGACCGGGACGAAGGTGGGCAATACCCCTGCCGAGACGATCGAAGCCGCCGTCAACCAGAATCGCGCGCCCTTTAGCGTCACCATGACCGGCTTCCTGCCGACGAAGGTGGCCAACGGCACCGTCAGCTATGGCAACAAGCAGGTCACGATCAACAACGGTGTGGGGCCGTATTCGATCCTGTGGACGGCGTCAGGCGAGCGCGATGACGGACTGCAGGCTGACTTCTACATCTCGGGCGACAACACGGGCACGTCGGTAAATATCCGTGGCTCCGCCAGAGACATGCTCATTCGCGGTGTGGTGAACGTGACAGTGGTCGACCAGGGCAATGGAAACAAGGTCGCCACAGCGTCCAACGCCAACGGCATAACCCACGGAACCTATACCCCAGCATGAGAACACTTCAATACTGCATCAGCGACCTGGCAGGGCGCGTGGTCGGCTTCGGGGATTGCGACAGCCCTCCGGACGTCGCGCCCGGCCAGGTGGCGCACGTGATGGTGGAGCCTGTCGTGCAATGGCCGGAGGCGCCCACGCCGACCCAGGTTCTGTACATCGCCAACGGCGAACTCTACTGGGTCGAGACAGCGCCGCTTGACGATGCCAAGGCAGCGGCAATCGCCAAGACCTATCCCGACGTCGACGCGATTTACGACGTTGCGGTCGGCCGACGTGTGACCGAGTATGCCCTGGCCGAGGAAGCGGCGCGTGCGTACCTGGCGGCAGAGGTGGCGCCCGCTGTCGTCTCGGATTACATCACTGGTCACGCCACGAACAACCCGACTGGCCAGCAGCAAAGCAACGAGTGGGCGGCGCGCCAGATCATCGAGCGCGCCGACGCATTCCGCTGGGCCGCGCTGCAGATGCGCAATGTCCGGTTCGCCCGGCAGGCTGATATGCGCGCGGCCAGCACGTCCGAAGAGCTTGCCCAGGCCGTGGCCGAGTGGGAAGGGTTCCTCTCCTGGCTGCGCTTGACCCTCGATCTGTAACCAAACCTGAAAGGATGCTCGATGGACCAACGTCCAGGAATTGTCACGCTCCGCTTCACCTCGCGCTGGCCCTACAACCCCATCAGCCTAGCCATCGCTACGCTGACCGGCTCCCGCTTCTTCAGCCACGTGGTGGCGATCATCGACGATCGCGCTTACGAGGCCTCGATGACGCACGGCTGCCGCGCCTGCTCGGTGCCGGACATCATGAAGGGCATCGTCCGCTACCAGGACATGCACGTCACGGTGCCCGACATCGATGCCGCGCGTGCGTTTGCCGAGGCCCAGGCCGGCAAGCCCTACGACTTCGCCGGCGCCCTGGCGCTGCCGCTGCTGAAGTCCGACGACTGGAACGACGACAGCCGGTGGTGGTGCAGCGAGCTGGTCTTCGCGATGCTGATGGCCGGCGGCGTCACGCTGCTGGATCCGGACGAGATGCACCGCGTCACGCCGAACGACCTGTTCCAGTGCTTCTACCCGAAGTCGGAACTGATGCGCGCCTGATCGGCGCGCACGCCCACCAGGCCGCGACCAGCGGCTTTTTTTACGCCCAATGAAAAGGCACTCATGAAAGTTACTCCACTCGATGCGACCAGCTACGCCGGCGGCATTGTCTCGATCGGCAGCGCCGTCACCCTCACGCAGTGGGGCGTGATCGCAGGCATCCTCACCGCGCTGCTGACCCTGCTGCTGAACGTCTGGTACACGCGGCAGAAGAATGCGCGCGAGCAGCGCCTGGCTGACCAGCAAGCGCATCTGGCCGACCTGGCCGAGCGCGAAGCAAAGGCGCGGCTCGCCGCACTAGGGGTGAAGCTGTGAGCGGCCGTGTTGGCCCGGGTGGCCTGGCCAGCATCGTCGGCGCCGCGGTGGCCGCCGCGCTGCTGGTCTTCACGCCGAACTTCGAAGGCACGAAGCTGGCCACCTACCGCGACCTGGGCGGCGTGCTGACCTACTGCACCGGCGCCACCGAGAACGCGATGTGGGGCAAGACCTACACGCCGGCCGAGTGCCGGGCCCAGCTCGAGCGCGACCTGGAGCGGCACGCCGCCGGCGTCGCGCGCTGCGTGCCGATGAGTCGCCTGACCGCTGGCCAGCGGGTGGCGTTCGTCGATGCCGCGTACAACATCGGCGTGCCGGCCTTCTGCGGGTCGAGCATGGCGCGCCGGGTGAACGCTGGCGACGTCGCCGGCGCCTGCGATGCGTTGCTCATGTGGAACAAGGTCGGCGGCAAGGAAGTGCGCGGCCTCACGCGCCGGCGCCAGGCCGAACGCGAGCTGTGCTTGAAAGGGCTGCCATGATCGACATCACCCTGACGAAGTACCGTATCGCCGCCGGCGCCGTCGCGCTCGCCCTGGTGCTGGCCGGCGCGGCGGCGGCCGGCGCGATCATCAACGGCTGGCGTCTGGACGGTGCGCACCAGCGCGCGCTGGCCAGCGAGAAGAGTAAGCGCATCGCCGTCGAGACGCTGCTTGCCGAGCAAAGCGCCGCGGTCGACAAGCTGGGGGCCGAGAAGCGCGCGGCCGACGAGCGCCGCCAGGTGGCCGAGAAGTTCGCCGCCTCGGCTATCGCTCGGGCGCAGACCCGCGCCGCCGCCGTGGCCGCCAGCCAGGCGCCGGACTGTAGCGGCGTGATGCGTGAGGCTTGGGAGGGCTGGAAGTGAGGGCGCTGATCCTGTGCCTGATGCTGGCCGGCTGCGCGTCCGAGCCGCAGAAGATTCCGATGCCGGTCGCGGTCGGCTGCGTCGGCGCGGTGCCGGCGCGCCCGGTGAGCACCTTCGGCGCCGGCGCTTACCCGGGCGACAAGGCCGCCGCGCAGGCTGCGCTGATTGACGGCGCTGCCTGGGAGGGCTACGCCCTGAAGCTCGAGGTGGTCATCGCCGGCTGCCCAAGGAAGTAGGGGAGAGGCGCGCCCGGGCCGCCCATGCACGTGCCCATCTGATGGCGGCCCGGCGGGTCTCGTCATTCTCGGCAAGGATGAACCGGTCGAGAGCGAGTGATGACCTGTAACGTGCATATGCGCTGGCGGTCAGGAAAGGCGGTCGGGTCATGGCGCCGAATGCTGTACTATTCACGAAACCTGAGCTGAACGAAAACAAGGGCTTACAGCAGTGTCTGCTGGTGGTTTATAGTACAGCCGTTGAGACGTAAGGGCTTGTTGAGAAAGTGAAATTCCAGAATCACTGGATAGCTTAATAGCCTATCGGGGGTTCGAATCCCCCTCTCTCCGCCAAAAATGCCCTAAAGCCCCTATGAAGGGGCTTTTCTTTTATCCCCTACCCACACTTCTACCCACACACCTAAATGGCCTGGTTTTTGACGCCGCGCGGCAGACTTTCTTGCCACCGCGCCAGCTCCTGCTCGTACCAGGCTACCGCGCGCGTGCCAATCTGGACCGGCTTCGGAAGGTGCCGGCCTTTATCCGTTCGTAGATCACGGTGCGCTTGATGCCGACCAGCTCGATGACGGCCGGCAGGCGCAGGAATTTTTTAGGGTCACGCCGGCGATCGGCACGGCGGTGCGCCTGATGTTTGGCTTGGGCCTGCGTGAAGGAGAGGCGATCAGCGCGCGCTGGGAATGGATCGATTGGGAGCGGAAGACCTACACGCACGGGATCACAAAGGGGCGGGAGGCGGAGCCGATACCGATGGCGGGATGGCTGCGCGAACATCTTGAGGCGCGGCACCAGGTTGCCGGATTAATTGTGGTGAAGCAGAACGCGCAGGCATTTGCCTCCGGCTTCGCGCGCCAGGCGATCCGCCGCGCCAATGCCGCGTGCACGGTCAAGGGCATCACGCCGCACCGACTACGCGGCACGTTTGCCACGCTGCTGTCGGAGGCCGGCGTTCCCATCCAAACGGTGCAGCGGGTCATGCGCCACAAGAGCTTTACCACCACGATGGGCTAATTGGAAAAGAACCTCGATGCGGCTGCTCAAGCGCAGGAGCGAATCAGCGCCGGCGCTGGCCTCTCGTCAGCGGTCTAGCGTCTGCGAACGAAGAATGATGTCGTCGATCCCAAGTTCGGTAACGGCCCACATGTCAGCTTCGCTCTCGCTGTTGAACTTCACTTCGCCCTCACCGTTTGCTGTGAGCACGCGGATGGTCACGACGACTACCGCTACCTTTGGTGTAGTGCTCGCTATCCGATCGTCGAGCATGCTCCTCGGGTCGAACTCGCCTCCGCGCGTCATCCTGTTGACCTCACAGGAAACCTTCGTGATCTGGGTGGCATTGATGAAGTGCCACGTCCCATCGCCGCCCAGCACCTCGATAAATTTCTGCATGTTGCTTCTACTCCTATCCTGTTCAGTTGAGCGTTGATGATGTCACAAAAGTGACACGGGACATGAAGGCGCGCTCGCAAATCCAGTCTCTACGGTTTATTAATGGTCATCGGAAAACAAATGACTGCAAACCGCCGCCTGGCCGAGCTGCTGGGCTGGACTGATCTGTTCGAAGTGCCGGGCGCCATCCTTGGCACGTCGTCGGCCGGACAGCCTGACGTGCGCAACCAAGACGTGGTGCCGAACTGGACGGGCGACTGGTGCGCATGCGGTCCGCTGCTCGCCGAGCACTGAATTTCGTTGGGCGGCACGGCGCTCGACGCGGCGGTACGCGGCGCTATCGTCGCCAAGATGGAGGCTGGCCAGCAATGAAAAAAGGACTGCAAGCACTTGGCCGCCTCAAGGCCGGCACCATGAACAAGACCGAGCAGACCTACGCCACACTCGACGCCCGGCGTCACGCAGGCGAGGTAGCCTGGTTCAAATTCGAGGGGGTAAAGCTGCGCCTGGCCGACAACACCTTCTACACTCCCGACTTCGCAGTCATGCTCGCGAATGGGACGGTGGAGATGCATGAGGTAAAGGGCTGCATGTTTGATGACGCCAATGTAAAAATAAAAGTTGCTGCTGCGACCTACCCATTTGTTTTTCGAGTAGTTCGACGAGAAAAAATAGGGGAATAGAGAGTTGCGGAGGTTTAATAATTCCCAGCCGCGTATTTAAGCCAAGCTATCACTTCTAATAGGTGGTCTTAATTGTTAATAAATGCGCGAAGGTCTACTATTGTTTTTCCGCAAACTCGCGGTGCCTCTACTCTCGAAGGAATTCCATGAATCGCCTAACTAAGCTTATTGCTGTGATCTTGTTTTTTTCGGCATCGCACTTAACTTATGCGCAGAGTGTGCTGCTACCTGGACAGCAGAATTGTCAGTTTAACTGCGCGCAGCTACGCCTTGTTGGTTCGTCGCTAGTTGCAACTTTGTTTGATCGAACAGGCGTTCCAATTAAAGTCGTTGCCCATGAAGTGGGTGCGGGCGCACGGGTAGTTACTAGCGCGCCGCCGAGCATTCGTAACGGTCAAGTAACCGCGATGAACACGTGGACTACCTCAACCGTCCAAATGGAAACTGCTACCCATTGGGTCTATGTTACGACTGTTACTATATACGCTGATAACGGTTCCATCCTCGATATCAAGATTACCGAGGTGCGCGTCCCAAAAGATAAGCGGCAAGAGAAGTAATTTCACACATTCTATCGACCGCGCTATTTCTTTCGATTTGGAGCGGTCGACATCTATTGACGAGCACCGGCGATAACGTTCGGGCTGCGGGCGCGTCGAAAGGCGCTCGTGCATAGGCTTGTTCCTTTGCACGCAATACATTCATTGTCATTTGGAAAAGTTCAGAACAAGAATTAATTTCCGAGGCGAATGGTAAGCTCGACGGGTCTTTTTTGGAGAAGTTACCATGACCCTCGCAGCGACCCTCGGCACCATCCCAGCACCTACCCCAAGCCGGGTTCGTCGCACGGCCCCGCCGGCACTAGCCTTCAATAGGCCCGACCCGTCCAGTCTCCTCATGGATTGTTGGGCGAGCTTTACGCACACCAACGACCACGACCTGGGCTCGCGCGGGATGAAGCTGAAAGGAGAGGGTGGTGCTGAACGCGTGGACCCGAATGAGGCGCAGCGCCTAGCCGACATCAAGGCCGGTGAGACGGTGAACGCGATGGTGGACAGCCTGACGATCCAGCATCGCTGGGCGATCTACAAGAGCCGCGGCATTTCGCGCGGCTGGCGCTTTAACAACGCGAACCACGAAGAGGTGCTGTCCGCCGCACGCGACGAACTCAAACAGTACGACGCTATCGATGCACAAACGATCAAGGGCCATCATGGACATTAAACCCATCCGAACCGACGAAGATTATTTCGCTGCACTCGGCGAGGTAGAGTCGCTCATGGCTGCCGAGTTCGGAACGCCTGAAGGCGACCGACTCGACGTCCTGGCTACATTGGTTGAGGCGTACGAAGCGAAGCACTATCCAATGGAAACAGCAGACCCGATTGACGCCATTAAGTTCGAAATGGAACGCAAGGGCCTGACAGCCAAGGACCTGGAGCCGATGATTGGCCGCACAAACAGGGTGTATGAGATCTTGAACCGTGTTCGACCGCTCACGCTTCCGATGATCTGGCGTCTGCACGATGGCCTGGGCATTCCCGCCGAGATCCTGATCCAGCCCCCGAAGTCTGCAAGCTGATTATCAACGCGTATTTCAAGGAGGACAGCAATGGAGATTGTCACCGCAATGCTGTTGATGATCGTGCTGTTCTACCAGTACTACGCGGTTCCAGTCGGGATGGTGTTTGTGTTTCTCCTGACACGCCGCCAGCTACAACGCCATACACCCAGTGCAACAGCAGGCATCGTCTTTGCATGGACAACGGCCATCTTCATGCCTTTGCTCACACCGGCGCGCAGCATTTTCGCCGACATCTATTCTCCGTGGTACCTCGCGCTACTGATGTCGCCTCCGGCGCCAGAATTCAGGTTTGCTCCGCTGATCATGACGGGTGTGATTGCCCTGGTGAGCATCTGGGTCGCTATTATTGTGAATAGAAAGTAGACAAGCCTTGCGGCGACTTGTACAAGTAACTAGCGCTGCCAATCCTGATGCCTACAGCCTGCCCCTCAGCGACCTTCCCGGCTGATACACCACCCGCCCAATCACACTGAACTCCCCGCTGCGCGCATTCACCGGCCCAAAATCCGGATTCACCGAATGCAGATACCACTCCCCACTGCGCTTGATCATCTGTTTCACACAGCAATCGCCATCGAAGTTAAGCGCATACAGCTCGCGATTGACCAGCTTCTTGTCGGTCGGATCGATCACGATCACATCGTCCTCGAACATCAGCGGTTCCATGCTCTGCCCACGCACCTGGATTGCGATCAGCTTGTCCGCATTCAGCTTGCCGCGCTCGAGGTCGACGCGCGGGATGCGGATGCTGCCGCCATCCTCGACCACCGGTTCGGTGCCGAAACGCGAGACGCCGGCGCGCAGCTTCAGGGTCACGAGCCGTACCCCCACCGTGTCTGTGTCGTCCGAGACCACCACGCGCCTGAGCCCGGCCAGCACGCCATCGTTCGCCGCCACGCCATCCGGCATGGCAGCCGACACGTAATCGCTTAATTGCTCCTGCAAACGCGGACTGAACTCCGCAACCGGGCAGCCCATGACCGAGGCAAACCGGGTCGCGGCGCCGACGTTCAACGGAATGCGCCCGTTCAGGTACTGGCTCAGCGCGCTTTGATTGAAGCCCAGCAGTTCGCTGGCCGCCTCTTGCGAAGCAGGCTGGCCGGCGTCCTTCTGGCGCTTCTGCCACTCGGCGAAACGCTGCTTCAGGCGCGCAGCGTCGTCCAGCTGCGCTTGGGTGAGGGGGAGGGCGGGCATGGGCGTCAGTGATGGTTGAATTGCAGGTAAAAATCGCATTCTACAATTAGTCTGACTGCTAAACAAGAATTAGTCGGACTGTTGACCGGTTTGATTAGTCAGACTAATATAAAGCCATTGGAGGCGTTTGAGCGAGCACAAAAGCGGGGCGGTTTCTGAAGGAAATACGTCGCCCGCGCGCGCCGTTGTGGAGTTGAACTGGCCAATGCCGGCGCTGGGCGGAGGCTGTTTTGGGCAGATGCATCACGCCCCTGAGAAAGGCATGCAATGAGCAAGATCACCGTACCGGAATTCAGCAGCTATGCCGGCGCCATCAGCGCGGTCTGTGCATCGCTCACACTCACCGACGTCGGCGTCGCTGTCGGCATCGGCACCGCTGTCCTCACCTTCGCCATGAATGCCCTGTACATGCGGCGCAAGGATGCGCGCGAGCAGCGCCAGGCCGATCTCGATGCGCGCGAGAGCGAGGCGCGGCTGGCGGCCTTGGGTATCAAGCCATGAACCATCTGCCGATGTGGTTTTTTCGCCAATGACGCAATGCCATCGATATCGGTTATCCTTGTTCATTGCAACGTAACATCTTTTTGTATTCTGACGCGGTAGTACCTCAACTAGAACGGGTGTTGGATGCTTATCGATGGCAAGCTAATGGAAGCAGATGCGGTGCTGCGCGCTGAGATTTGCATTGTCGGCACCGGCATGGGTGCGCTATCGGTTGCCAGTGCCCTGATCGCCGCACGGCG